CAAGCAGAGCAAGCCAAAGCAAAGGAGGTACAGCCTAATGCCACACATGATGAATCCTAATCCGACTATCCCACCTGTGTGGAAACATCACCCTGACCTACCTTGCTTCGTCAGTGACACAGGGTTGGTAGCATCTGAACAACAGTACCTGTTAGCAGTTAACTACCGCATGGATAAAGAGCAGCGTGAAAACTACACCCTTGATACGCTCCCTGATGAACTACCTCAGCCGTTACCTTACCGACCTGTTAAAACCTGCAGCCCAGGATGCTTCAAGCAGAACAAAGGCTTGTGGACAGTAAGGATTCCACACACCACTCCGCAGAAGATAGCTTACATACACACTTTGGTCATGGATACCTTTGCTCCGACAGACAACAATAAAGATAAGCCTTACATAATTTTTCTTGACGGAGATAAGAACAACTGCACCTATAACAACCTTCAGCGCACTGACAGAGAGGGAATGATAGAGAACAAGAAAGCACACGGGCAGTACATCTCTCAGGCACCAATCACTCTGTACAAGGATGACTCTGAAGATGCACTTTCTTTCAGCTCCGTCTCGGAGGCAGCCCACTACCTGCACTGTTCTATCTCAGCTGTAGGGAAAGCCTACACAGGTGAGCGCAGCACAGTACAGGGCTGGAAGGTACGCATGAGTGATGCGCTGGCACTATCTTTAGACCGCGCTGCACCTGAGGGAGGAGCTGATTACTAATGAAAGACTTCAGCATATGTCCGCGCTGCCATGCCAGCACTAAACCAGCCACAGCTATGAACGGTGGTGAATCAGAGTTCTGGCTGGAGTGTACTAAGTGCAATGCCTACATCAACACATACATACCTCAGCCCCACCAAAGCGCGGTGCATGAAGATGCTCACATGTACATAGGAAACTTTGGGGGATTTGGTTCTGGAAAAACTTTGACAAGCAGGGAAGAAGTATACAAACATGTGTTCCTCACACCTAACGCTAATGTATTGATTGCTGCCAACGTAGCTTCTCAGTACGAACAGACAATCATGCGTGACATGTTGAATGACCTGCCTGAAGTTTTTATAGAACACGTGAGTAACCAGAAGTCTTACTGGGATTTAATTAACGGTGCACGTATAATGTTCAGACCTCTGGATGACGTAGATAAGATTCGTTCTTACAACGTGACCATGTTTGTAATCATAGAAGCCAGTGAGGTAGATGAAGAAGCATTCTCCACTCTGAAGTCAAGGCTGAGAAACACAGCTGCCAGCGTACCCCGTTTCGATGATAACGGAAACGTAGTCATGCAGCAGCTGGATAACGGTATGCAGGTGCCTGAAATAAAAGAGCAGTGGCTGAAAGGTATTATAGAATCAAACCCTGATGCTGGGTGGATACGCAGAGAGCTGCTATACATCTCAGATAAAATTTATAAGCACGGTAATGTATTGGAAGACGTGGTGGTTGAAGAAAAAGATAAAGACCCTCACACTTCCTCACACATCACCAGCACTGACTCAAATGCTTTCCTGCCACCAGGGTTCATAGAACAGCTGACCGCCACTAAACCAGCATGGTGGATAAGCAGATACATCAATGGTTCATTCAGCTATGCTGAAGGTCTGGTCTATCCTTCAGCTGTAAACAGAATAGTGCAGCCATTCAGACCGCCCAAAGAATGGAAAAGGATTGTAGCTGCTGACTACGGGCTGCATGATGACTTTGTTTATTTGTGCGGAGCTGTTGACGAGAAGAATGGAGTAGTATATATTTACAGAGAGGAACGAACAAACAACAAGAACATAGAAGAATTGTCTAAGATATTCTATGAAACCACTGAAGACATACCTGTAGGTGGGTATTACACTCAGCCCATACTTGACCCTAAGTCTGGAAGTCAAAGAGACTACAACAAGAAGACTCTCTATGACCACTTCATGGACTACGGTATAGCTTTTCAACCAGGGGCAATAAATAAAGATGCGCGTGTGTTCAGAGTTAATACTTATTTAGAATCAGCTAAGCTAAAGATAATGGCTTGCTGCGTAGGACTGCTGGAAGAGATTAAGGATTATAGGTTCCCTGCCAGAACTTCTACCACTAAGCGAGGCAGCTATTATGATAAGCCCTTGGACGGACATGACCATGGTATCTCAGCACTTGAATGGATTTGCATGGTGCTGCCAGCTGACCCGTCCAAGCTAATGTATGGCAGTTATGATGAATACGGCAGAGAGTTATCTAAACTTAAACGTAACACTACCTACGGTATTCCTCAGCTGCAAGATACGGAAACACAGAACAACAACGATAACATATTTTTATTTTAAGGAGGCTATTATGTATCAAGACTGTACACCAAACGAATTAAGACGAGTAGGTAAAAAGTTTAATAATGTTTCTTTACACAATACTCTGCATGAAGATAACACAGCAATGTGTGATGATGCAGCCAGGATGATTGAGACACAAGCTGAATTATTAACGCAGATGAAAAAGAAAGAGAATGAGAATGCAAATGAACATAGCGCATTATACAAGAAAATAAAAGAACTGCAAGATGAAAAAGAAGAAGGACCAGACATGGTTCAGCAGCCACCGCACTACTGCGCCCGTGACATGGAGTGTATTGATGAAATCAAAATTGCTTTTGGACTTCAAGTGGCTTTTGATTTCTGCATAGCTAACGCATGGAAGTACAGGTACAGGGCAGGTCTGAAAGATGATGTTAGATTAGATAATGCTAAATCAGAGCAGTACATGCGTATGGCTGAAGAGATAAAGGAGGAGATGGGATGTTAGAAGCAGTATGTATTGTTTGCAGCACTATACTGATATGTGCAGTTCTGCTGACTACCAAAGGTATAACTATAAACACCAACCATCATACAGATGCGCCTGCACCAGACCACGCTATATACAAGCAATTATTTGAGCAGGCTAATGAAGAAACTGTAAAAGAGCAGCCTGACTTTAAAGAAGTGTTAGCAGCTTTAGATAAAACTTATGAGGAGGAATTAGATTATGGCAGCAGACCAAAAGAGTAACACACCTAGTTTACCAGAATGCACTTCAGTGTCTAAGTTAAACCAGCTATTTGATGTTGCCCGTAGTGAGTACACTCCTGCACATAAGCGTGCTTATAAACTTGATGCAGCTGACAAATCTAAACTGTGGGATGCAGTGGGTAAGAAGTTTCCAACATATCAGATTCTGCCTGACACCAATCAGGTGCACTACATAAAGTCTAATATACTTGCCAGTGTGTACTCAGTAGGTAAGGGAGCTAGTCTTATTCCTACTTCAGACCATGACAAGAATATTATTGAACAGTTGAATGTAGCGTTGGAGCATCTGTGGGATACTCTGGATGTAGCCAAGTACCAAATGCAGGCAGGAGAGCGCGCAGCTTTATTAAACCTTGGTATCACTCAGGTAGGTTGGGACAACAGCATTATAGTGGGAACAGCAGATAACCCCACATTCCATAAAGGGGATGTAGTTCTCAAGAATATAAACCCTATGAAGTTTATGCGTGACCCGTTTGCCACCAGCATTGATACTGCTCAGTATTGTGTAACATGGGATGATTACCATAAGACAGCTATCTTAGCTAACTCTAACTACAGTAAAAGGTTTAAAGAAATACTTACAGCTAAAGAAGCTGGTGTGTCTTCAGACAATACTGTGAATGTTCTCTCAGATAAATCTTCTCAGAGTGCAGCAGGTAAGAAAGACTACTTCAGAATATTCTGCTACTGGATTGCTGACGAGGGAAAGATACATGAAATACATTTACTGAATAACTCAGCAGTGCTTTACGTAAAGCAGGATATTAAGCCCAGTCAGTTTCCATTTGCTGAGCTGTACTGTAATGAACCAGCAGGAGACTTGTTTGGTACGTCAGAGTGCTCAGCAGTGTTTCAGAACTCTCTTGCGTATAATCTGATGCTTAGCATTATGTTGACTGCTGAATATAAGAACCAACGTCCTCCGAGATTTATTAATGCTCAGTCAGGACTCAACGTAGCTACATTTACTAAACACGGTAATGATGCTGACAGAACTTTTATAGTTAATGGGGATGCATCTAGAGCAGTACACTACCACCAGTTCCCTACACCCAGCCCTCAGACACTGAGCACTATGCAGCTGCTCATGCAGGATATTAAAAGTATGTCTGGTGTAGATGATAGGTACACAGGGAGAGACTCAGGTTCTATCCTCACTACAGGTGGTATTGAATCTATGCTTGACCAGGTGACTATGATTGATGCACCCAAGGTGGAGAACTATGAACGATACTGCAAAAAGCTGACACAGCTGATTGTGTATAACTATTTAGAGTATGCTACTTTATCAAGAGATTATCTTGTGCAGAGCGACAGCAATCCTAAGGCACATAAGCTGGTAACGGTTCCTTTCCCTGACATACCTGCCAACACAATCTTTGAATACTCTATCAATATCTCTTCAGAACTTCCTAAGTCGAAGGCTAGGTTAGAAGCAGTAGCTAACCAACTCATGGAGAAGCAGATGCAGTATAAAGGTGCAGGTATTGAAGTTGACCTCATCACTCCTCAGGAGTGGTTAATGCTTCAGGACTTACCTAACAAGGAGTATATGCTGGAGCGTATGAATATTCAGCGCAGCCAGAACTGGACAGAGCTTGTAGCACAGGCAGTTACACAGTATGCGAACATGGTAAACAACGGAGTAGACCCTGAAGAAGCTATTGCAGCTACAGCAGATACAATGGCTCAGGGTAATGAACCTGGCAACGAGGATGCAGTAGCAGAACAGATGCAGATGCTAAGCGGAAATAATCCTCAGCCAATGTCAGATTTAAATTTGACAGATATGGTATAATCTGGTATTATAAATATGGATTAAGTATTCCTTTTAAACTTCTTTTTCTTCTTTCATGGTTATTGCGTTCTTTTATCTGCGCTTACTCTTTCCCAAGAGCTTGCAGGTAATTGAATAATGTACCTCCTTAAAATTGTGTAGTTAAACCGGGCGCAAAAAGATGCAACTATTCTGTTGCATCTTTTTGTTTTGCGTGATATACTATCCATAGATAGGTTCCGCTTACCTTTAAAAGTGTGTATATTATCTGTGACACCGCACAGATTGAGAAAGGAAACGGTAGATGATGAAAGACAAAGACAGAGATTTATCTTCTGTGATATTGCCTTACTCTGCTGCAGAAGAAGCAGGAGCAGCAGGAACAGCAGCAACGGACACAGGAGAAACCAGCACCGCAGATGCTTTAGATTCTTTACTGAACCAGTATGGACAAGAGGCTGAAACAGGAGAAGTTGAATCCGAAACGGAAACAGGAGAACAGACACAGCCTCAAACTGAAACAAAAACTCCTACACAGGAAGATAAGACAAATTATGCGTTCGGACAGATGCGCCAACAGATTAACAATCTTACAGGGATTCTTGGTAAAGTAGCTAAAGCAAATAATATTGAATACAACAACCTGGATGACCTTGTAAAGAAGATGAGTGATGATGCTATTGAAAAGATGGCTAAGTCACAGAACGTACCTGTAGAGCTATTGCAGAAGCTAGAACAGCTGGAGCAGAATCAATCCCAGTGGCAGAGACAAACAAGAGAACAGGCAGCATATGCAGGATTCCAAACGCTCACAGATAAGTATAGTTTGACAGAAGATGACTTGAAAGCCTTTGCAGTAGAATTGGATGCGGACGGTAAGAACCCGTTTGTGCAGGACATAAACCTGGAAAATGAATACAAGGTTAAACACTTTGATGACATCTTAAAGAAGCAGGTTGATAAAGCGGTTAAAGAAGTATTAGAAAAAAGCGGTGCAGCAGACCAGCACAGTACCACTCCAGCTAAACAGCAGGGCACTGGTGCAGGAGCAGGAACAGATAATAAGATTACCACAGTGGATGGTCTTACTCAGTTTTTAAAAGACTTTCCATCATAAAGAAAGGAAAGTGAGAACTTATGGCAATGGCATTAAACTCAACGACAGATATTAATGCAGTAGTAGGTTTTGTAAATAATCATGGTGCAGGTATGATTGCGCCTGAAATATTTTATAGCAAGCAGTTGCTGGATACTATTAGATTGGATGCAGACCAGTATACATATTACAGGTACGCAGATGAAATGCCTATTCAGGAGAAAGCTGACAAGCTGGTTATCCGCAGATGGGCACCTCTTCAGGCACATACAGTACCGTTGGTAGAGGGTGTTCCTCCGAAGTCTGATAAAGGCTCCGTAGAAAAATATGAGATACAGGCTGACCAGTACGGAAGGTACATGGAGTTTACTGATAAGGTTGACTTCAAAATGGTTGACCCAGTTGTAGCACACTACTCTCAGGAGTATTCCATTGTAGCTATTGAGACTCTGGATTTACTTGCAAAAGAAACACTGCTCACAGTATCTCAGAAGTTTTTCGCAGGCATGGCAGCTAATCAGGGAGCACTCAGACCATGGGCTAAACCCACGATTGCAGACTTGAGACTTATCTCTCTGTCTTTGAAGCGGTCTTTAGTTAAACCCAGAACCAGTGGAAAGTTTCCTGTAATTGTTTCTCCAGAGTTTGTCTATGATATGCTGGATGATGAGTATGTACAGAACTACATGAAGATTAATCAGACAACAGCACAGGTGTATGATAATGGTACACTGATTCCTTTGTTTGGTTTTGAGTTCTTTGAAGTTATGACATGTCCTACTACGGCAACATACAGAAAAGCTGACGGCAAGTATTACTTCATAGAGTATAAAGAGATTGCAGAAGCTGCAACTGTTACTGCAGGCTATACTAAGGATGTATCTCCTGACGGTGCAGCAATTGAATTTAAAGAAGTGGAAGTTACAGCAGCCAACGCTCTGGTAG